CAATACGGGTAACAACCGGGGCTTCGGTGGAGACTTCACCAAGACTGGTAACCTGTTCACTGAGGGTGCGGAGTACAGTGGATAATGAGTAATGACACAAAGGAGGTGATCCGAGGCAGCGACGGTCAGTTCCCGGCGGGCGTATCGGGTAATCCGATGGGACGCCCAAAGGGCTCCAAGAACAAGGTAACCCTCATGAAGATAGCAGCCGAGGAGGCTGTACGTGGGGACAACTTCGACGCCATGCTGCAGGTATGCGCGGATATAGTCCAAGCCGCCCAGCAGGGCGACAAGCAATCCCGGAAGTTAGTCTGGGAAGCAATGATAACCAAGGGGGTAGCGCCTGACGCGAATCAGGGTACCAAGGCCGCGATCAACATTAGCCTATCGGGCGAGGCGAAAGCGGAAGTAATTGATGTAACTCCTATCGAGGAATCTAACGATGAGTAAAGAGAAGCAAACTTCAGACGCCATGAACACCAACAAGGCTGCTGGTACGGGTAACACGAGCTATAAGGTGAAAGACACCTCCGCTGGTTCGATAGCACCTGCTGGTAACACCACGTCTGGTTCTAGCCAGAGCGAAAAGCGAGGCCCTCAAGGCAATGGCTGATATTGACATGAGCAAGGCTAAAGCTCGCCGCGCTAAGCTGCGTGCTGAACGCGCTGCGCTTAAGGCAGAGATTGCCGCCCGTAACGCACCCAAAGAGGAACCCAAGGCTGAGCCGCCGAAGGACGCCGATGGCGGTAACATATTCACGAGGCGTACTAGCAACGTGGATAGAATCGTCGAGGAGTCTGTCCGGGGTGCGGCTAAGCGTGCCAGTGACGAGAACGAGCGCGGAACGCGCTAAGTGGACGTCGCGCTCCATCCGGGGCAGACGGAGGTCTTCAACGACCTCGCCCGGTACAAGGTGGTTGCAGCGGGACGACGCTTCGGCAAGTCGTTTCTCGCAGCAGTTACTCTTTTCGTGGAAGGCAGCAAAGTCACGAAGATACGTACCGACGGACTCGAAGTGGACCTCCTTCTTGAGAAGGTCTATTACGTAGCGCCTACCTTCACCCAAGGTAAGGAGATCATCTGGCCCGTCCTGAAGGAACTGGGTCAAGGGATCATAGAGCAGTCCTACGAGAACGAGGCGAGCATTCGCCTAGTCAACGGGCGCACTATCCACATCAAGGGTGCTGACCGGCCTGACTCCCTTCGGGGCACCGGCCTGTCGTATGTCGTTATGGATGAGTACGCGTTCATGAAAGAAGAAGTGTGGGAGATGATTATTCGTCCCCAGCTCGCCCGCACCGAGGGCGGCGCTCTCTTCATCGGTACGCCCGATGGTAAGAATCACTTCCACGACATCTATCAGTACGCGCTGCACGACGAGACGGGGCAGTGGAAGGCATGGCACTTTATGTCTGTCCAGAATCCTCACCTCCCGGCTGCGGAGATCGAGGAGATGCGCAACAGCATGAGCGCGGAGCGCTTCCGGCAGGAAGCTGAAGCCTCGTTCGAAAGCGGCGGCGGCGTGCTAATGACGGCGGATATGTTCCCCATACTGGAGCAAGCCCCCGGCGGCGACACGTACATCGCGATTGACTTGGCAGGCTTTGAGAAGGTGGAGAGCGGGCGCAAGCTGCGTAAGCTCGACGACCATGCCATAGCCGTCGTACAGAACCACTCCGGCGGATGGTGCATCCTCGACATCGTCTACGGCAAGTGGGACACGCGGGAGACCGCGCTGCGCATAGTGAAGTCCTACAGGGACCACCGGCCTTCGGCCCTCGGCATTGAGAAGGGCATGGCGATGAACGCTGTGTTACCGTACCTCACGGACGAGATGAACCGACTAGGCGTCTACTTCAACGTGGAGCCCCTGACTCACGGCAACCAGAAGAAGACCGACCGCATCGCTTGGGCGCTGCAGGGTCGCGCCGAGAAGGGGCGCATCCAACTCCTAAAAGGGGCGTGGAACAAAGACTTCCTAGAGCAGGCGTGCGACTTCCCGTCCACGACCTCGCATGACGATCTCATCGACGCGGTCTCGTACATCGACCAGATAGCAGAGCCTTGGTTCGACGGACCAGAGTCCTACGATTACTGGGCACCGCAAGATATTCAAGCTGGATACTAATATGGCAATAGAGAATCAACTCGGCAACACGGATGGCAAGGATCGCCCGGAGAGCGGTAGTAACCGCGAATCCACGCTGATCGGCTACGTGTCCCCTCGTATCCGGCATGGACGCGACGTCCGGGACAACAAGTACCGAGACATCTGGAAAGAGTACACCCGCCTGTGGCGTGGTATGTGGTCCGCTGAGGACAAGAACACTAACAGCGAGCGTTCCCGTCTGATCGCACCGGCCCTCCAGCAGGCCATTGAAATGACTGCCTCCGAGATTGAGGAAGCGGCGTTCGGTCGCAAGGCATGGTTCGACATTACGGACGACCTGCGCGACGAGAACAAGAAGGACGCGGTTGTATACCGCGACCAGCTCCTAGAAGACTTCGAGATTACGAAGGTGCCGCAAGCGGCGTCCAACGTATTCCTGCTCGGCTGTATCTACGGCACGGGTATTGGTAAGATCAATGTAGTCCAGCGCACTGTCAGTAGGGTAGTGGGTGGACAGACCATCGAGGAGACACGCGTTGTAGTAGACCTGCACGCCATCCGCCCCGATGAGTTCATCATCGACCCGTCTGCCACCAACGTAGACGAGGCGCACTTCGTTGCGCACGAGATGATTAAGCCGCTGCACCTCGTCAAGCAGAAGCAGCGCGAGGGTACGTACCGGAAGGTGCCTATCGACGCCTACGCAGGCCAGTCCCGTGCGGACACGACCGGCGTCGGCAGCAATGACCACGTTGACGTCATGGACGACGGCGTGCTTATCACCGAATACTTCGGTAAGGTCCCTGCTAACCTCCTGCCGAACCCCGACCCCAAGATGGGGACGAGGCTCGTGGAGGCCCTCGTGACGATAGCGAATGAGAGCCGCATCTTGCGCGCCGTAGCTTCGCCGTTCACAAACAAGGATCGACCGATCATAGCCTACCAGCACGACAGCGTACCCGGAGAGTTCTGGGGCCGTGGCGTGGCAGAGAAAGGCTATAATCCGCAGAAGGCACTCGATGCCGAACTGCGTGCGCGTATGGACGCGCTGGCCCTGATTACATCGCCCATGCTTGGTGCGGACGTTACCCGTCTGCCCCGTAACCCGGACCTCCGAGTCCGGCCCGGCAAGGTGTTCCTGACGCGTGGTCGCTCCAGCGAGATCATCGAGCCGGTGGGCTTCAGCCCGCAGGCCCTCGCTCTGAGCTTCCAGCAATCCGGGGACCTAGAGCGAATGGTACAGATGGGAACTGGTGCTATGGATAGTGCCATCCCGATAGGCCAGAACCGCAGGAACGAGACTGCTAGTGGTATGAGTCAGATGAACTCTGGCTTCCTCAAGCGGGCGAAGCGCACGATGTTCAACATCGAACGCGAGTTCCTCGATCCCATGATCCGTCGCTCACTGTGGCGGTATATGCAGTTCGACCCGGAGCGGTACCCGTCGGATATGAAGTTCGTCGTTAACTCGACAATGGGCCTGATGGCGAAAGAGGTCGAGCAGACCCAACTGACGCAGGTACTTGGCTTCGTAGCCCCTGATAGCCCGGAGGCGAAAGTCATAACGGCTGCTATCCTGAACAACACTGCCTCGTCCGAAGAAGGTGAGATCAAGAAGGCCGTCGAGGCCATGCTTGCCCCGCCGACCCCGGAGGAGCAGCAGGCTGCCGCGCAAGCGCAGCAGTTAGAGATGGCGTTCCAGCAGGCACAGCTTGAGGCTGCGCAACTGGCGAACGCTAAGACGAAGGCCGAGATCCAGAAGCTCGTGGCTGAAGCATTGAAGACCAACATCGAGGCTGAGCTGGAAGACGACCGAGTCGAGATCGAAGCGGCCAACGCAGTTACCAACGCGGAGAACGCTCGCAACAGGCAGCGTGATGTGCAAGTTAAGAAGGAGTCCATCAGTGCCCGCAATAACAGAGCGCCAAGCTAAGACCCAATACGGCTTGATGCCTAGCGGCCATGTGATAGGTTGGTCCCTGAAGTGCGCAAGTACCCTGATAGTTAAGTCAGCGCGTATAATCAGACGGCTGGGCATCTACGAGGCCCGCGAAGCCGCCGACGAAGGGAAGGACGTACTTCTGGTAGTGCGTCACCCGCTCGATAGGCTGGTGAGCAACTACGTCTTCTGGCGTACTACGAACGCTGCCGCGGTACACGGGTTGTTCTACAACCACCCGGAGAACGGGCCCCAGATTGTGCTACCTGACGACAAGAAGCTCATCTCTATAGAAGAGTGGTACGAGTTTCAGGAACGGAAGTACAACGCCCACTGGGCGGACCAAGCGGAATACCACAGTGACGCTAAGGGCCTAGTTCCCAACGTGCTGTATCCGTGGGAGGTCCTCGGGACCCTGCAGACGATTCCTGTCAACGCCAGTCCCCGCGAGGGGACGTGGGAAGACTACTTCACACCGGAGTTCCGGGAGAAGATGGAAGAACGCTACGCCGACGACCTCGCTCTCTACGAGCGCGCGCTGTCCGAGTGGAGCGGAGATCGACCTAAGTATTTCTAAGGAGGTTATACAATGGACGCTGAGACACGCAAGTACTTCGAAGACCTAGACGACATGATGGGATCACCCGGCTGGAAGCGCCTCGTTGAGGACGCCAAGCGCGAGATCTACGAGTTGCAGGCAGATGCGCTGGAAGCGCCCAGTTACGAGAGCCTGATGCATATGCGAGGCCGGGCAGAGACCTTGGCCCGCCTAGTGAACCTACGAGAGGTGTCCGACCTGACCCGTGCCCAACACGAAGAGGGAGACGACGATGCCGCTGTATGATTATCGGTGTCAGGACTGCGAGGCAGTCTTTACCGAACTCGTAAAGTATGAAGACCGCGACGTACAACCCTGCCCGCATTGCGGAGGAACAGGGGACTACAAGGTACTGAAAGTAGCCTCACTCGATGTGCTGCACATGGGATGCGACCCCGCATTCCCGAGCGCCTACGATAAGTGGGCCAAGATTCAGAGGGCCAAGAACTCCAAAGATGGAGGGCAATGGGACTCTAATAATAACCGCTACGGCGGTGACCACGAGAAGTAATTCTCACACAACCCACGGGCAATACGACATCCGGTACCGTGGATAACTTGGACAATCCCCTCTCGGGGACCAAAGACTAGGAGTAGACAATGGCACGATACGAAGACTACGCGAAGAAGTACGGCAATCCAGAGGATCTCGGTGAGGAGCCTGCACAGGCCCAAGTCCAGCCTACTGGCATTGAAGGTGAAATCGCTGACGCCGGAGCTGCACAGCAGGTTCGTCAAGAGACTAACATCCCTGAGTCAGTAATGAATCGTTTCGCTGGCAAAACCCAAG